GTGTGAAGCTGATCGTCGCTGAACAAGTGGAAGTCATTTCGCAAAGTTCCTGGTCTCCAAGCGGCTCCAAAGCCGTTTCGCAATTCGACTCGACAGACCTTTCGCGGCAGCGTTGAGCGGCTTCTCCAGATACTTCGCCTCGCCTCGTCCACGGTGCTTGAGTTTCATCTTCACCGCTTTCTTCGCGATTCGATCCCAGTGCAAGTCCTCATGCTGGAACAGCGCGTATTCGGTGTTGTAGCCCATCGTCACCTTCAAGGTCTTGACACGCGCCGAGAGCGACTTCCTGCGTCGTCCTGGTGACGTGGCTGGAAGCGGATACTTGGCCGTGCGACCGGCTTGCTTGATGGTGACACTCCTCGCCAGATCACCCTTATCCCACGGTGTGATCAACACGGCCTTGCCCATGATGAGCCACGCCTCGGTGTAGAGTGCGCTGAAGACTTCTTCGCTGGAGTCATTCATAGCCTTGGCAAGGTTACGCCTCACTTTATCTACGCCCGTGAACGTCCAGGTGACTTGCGGCTTCGCCATTACCTCAACCAGATTTTCGTATGATGGAGTCCGGTCTGGTCCGGGATGTGACTCACAGCCAGAATCGTGGGACTCACAATCTCTTGCCCGGTCGACGCGACATCACCCGTCGAGAGCGTGACGCGGTCAGCCGCACCGATCTTCACATTGCTCCCGAGATAGATATGCGACCGCGAGAACACCTCCTGCCCTGTCCAGTCAACCACGTTTTCAGCGCGTCCCACGATGCGACACTTGTACGAGACATCCGCTCCGTAGCTCGGCTCGCCAAAGTCGTTCAGCGCCCCCACAGAGGCAATGCTGACCGTCTGCGGCATCAGGTCGAACCATCGACTGATCGGCATCAGAAATATCTCCTCCACGGATCGAGCAGTTGCGTCGCCATGTCCTCGGTGCCTTCGGTCGCATAGGTGATTGAGAGGTCGCCGACCTTCTTGCTCTTCACAACGCCTTCCGCATTCACGTACAACTGCCGCGCTTTGATCATCGTGGCGCGGATAATCTCCTGCGGCATCGTCGCATCCGTTGACGTGACCGCGTAGGTGTCGGTGTCGGTCGAACTCGATCCGCTGGTGTTTAGGAATCCGGCTTCGTACTCGACCAACCACGGAGCCGTCTCCGAGTTCGGAATCGGTGTGTAGGTAATGTTCCAGTAATTCTGCGCCGTCCACGCCCACCCTCTGTCTCGATTCAAGAAGCCGCCTTCTTGATCAAGGCGATAATCAGTACTACATAACTCAGTAGCCGTGCCGGTGTCGGTGGCACTGAAGACGCGACGCACACCGCGAACCGGTGTCCGTGACAGCGAGAGATTCAGACCGCCGTAGGCTTTGACAGTCTCAGAATAGACAGCGCGATGGATCGGTTGACCGATATAGTTCGCGGTCCACTGACTGGCGGCGAGATGCGCTTCGTCGATTCCACAGGAACTTGCCGTCACGCCGATCACGCGCATGAGTTCGCTCATGGTGCCGATGAGTTCGTTGGTCGAGCTGGCGCATACTGTGATCACTTCTACTGCTCCGTCATGATCGGGATTCTCGCGCCCCTGGCGCGTAGCTGTGCGATCTGCTTGAGATATTCGATCTCTTGCAACGCTCCGTCGAGGGTCGCCGCGCTTGCCATGTGTTTGTTCTTGGCCGTGCTGATGGCATTCGCTCGGTTCGTAAGCTCTTCGATGTTTGGCATGGGACCGGTGTCAGGCTGCTTCTCGTAGCCGTAGCGATGCGTCTGCGTTAATAGTGCGCTGGCGCTCGGAATGTTAAGGTCGATGCCTTTTCCATGCGCCATGCCGAGCCAGAACTCGACGCAGGCTTTCTGGACTTCGTATTCGGTGCCGACGACCAGGTCAATGCCGTAGAGGTGGATCTTGCTGAACCCTTCGCTGATGGCAAGGGCCAACATGTACGCAACCGTCGATGTGAAATAATCCGACGCCGACGCAATCATCCGCTCAATCGGAAACCGGACTGACGTGGGAAGGTCCGTGTCTCGTGTGACCATGTAGATCGGAATCCCACACTCCTTCAGCCACTTCGGATGATCGGTGCCTTCGACGTTGTCCTGTTCCCAGTTGCGGTGAATATCGAACCATCGGTCTGCACGGTCGATGTGCCGATAGAGTTGATTCAGACCCCATATCTCGACACGGTTATCGTCGACAGGAATCAGGTGTCGCGTGCTTGACGCGAACCCGCAGATGGCAACTTCGGATCGTGGAGGACTGACTTCGACGATGGCCTTGTCTGCGTCAATCACCTTCGGATGTGCCGCACACGAATGGTCAGCTTTGACGCCAGTGCTTTCGGTTGCTGCATCGGTCACATTGCTACTCATGAGGCTCCCTTACCTTTGGCAGTGGATACACGACGACGCACTCGCGCCTGTCGATGTTTCGGTGGGCTAGGTGATGAAGCCGTGTGGACCGACGAATCTGATTCCAGGCTGGCCGCCTTGACACGACCAGCCTGGATCAGTGAGTTCGCTACGTCGTCATCGACGCCAAGAGTCTCGCCGCAGTTGTAATGCACCCGATCTATGGCTAAGGCTCTCCCGACAACAGTCACCCGCATCGCCAAATGGTAGCACTTCGTCTACGCCGTCGTCTTAATTACGACACCAGTCGACGTACTGTTCGGCAGCGCCTGTTGCACGTCGCCCAGGGCCAACGCACCAGCGATACGAAGCACACTGCCGCCCGATGACGATGCGTGGACTTCAGGCATCAGGTTCACACTGAGGAACCGCTGTGCGCCAGTCAGCGCATAGGTTCCGAGGTCGCCATACCACACGGCTGTCCCGGTGCTGGTACTGATACCCGCATCAGTCGACATGCGGCCAGATGCGTTGCCGGTACTGGTCGCTGTGGTGTTGGTGACAATGTAGAGACCCTGAAGCCCCTTGCGGTCGGCGGTGGACAACTCGTTGAAGTCGCCCACACAGGTCGTCGACGAGTGCATCATCTTGACCTGGAAGCCGATGAAGCCGCTGTCGACCGTTGTGGTGCCAATCTCACCGACAGCCGTCATGACCGCCTTCGCGGAGTTGAAGCTGTCGCCGAGACCGACTCGGTCGACGATGAGGCCCATGACCTCATTGCCGGTGCTGGAGGCGTTCACACTTCCGCAGGAAGCGTCGAAGGTGTGATGCTCTAGCACTGAGAACTGCGCTGCTTGACTTAATCCTCTATTGATCATTGTGATTCACCTCTCAATTATTCAGTGCTAATTAGAACGCTCCAGGTGCCCAATCCACGCCCGTCAGAATAGCAACCGCACCATCGTGTCGCATCCCGAAGTCATGCTCTGAGATCGCCCTGACGACGGTCTGGTCTTGCGAGTAGGCCGCGATGACGTTGGACCCGTCATGGTATGCCGCCGTGTCGCTTGCGCTGACTTGCAGCGTGGAACTCTCACCGATCACAGCTTGACTGAAATCACAGAAGTAGATTTCGCTCTCGTCGTTCGAGCCTGCTCCTGTGGTGTCCAGCGTGATGGGAATGCTGGTCGTCGAGGCAAACGGGAAGCCCCAGAGTTGACCGTTGCTCATTTCATCTCTGAAGGCCGGAACGCCATTCGCGTTCAACGAGGTCATCAGCATCTGCTCCGTGCGTGGAGCAAACAACCAGCCAGGACTCGTCATCGGCACGTTACCTTCTTGAAGCGCGAGGACCAACTTGCCGAGGTCTTGGAACGTGTTCGATAGGTTGACTGTCGCATCAGCGGCAATCTTATTCCCACCAGGACACCAGCTCAGGAGGCCACGCGGTGCGCCGTCAGTGCCGTCGCCTCGAATGAACTTCTGATCTTCTTTGACGCGCATCGCTTCGACAAGGTCGGTGCGCACAACCTGATCAGCTCCAGGCGAACTGTAGCGGATAAGGTCATTGCTGATCGGCGTCAAGACTGCCAGCTTCTTGAACGAGAGCTTCAGGTTTCCGAAGACCTGCTCACTCTGCCCAATGTTGGTGTTCTCGCCAATGTAGGCCGCACTCGATCCGCTTGTCAGCTTCGGGATGTTCAACGTCCCTGAGCCAGCAATGGAGATCGTCGTTGCGCCCATTGACCGCACGACAGACCGTGCGCGGAGAAGTTCGATTAGCTCGCTACTGAACTCCTCTGGCACCAGGAAGCCTCCGCTTGCAGCATCGCCAGCAGAGAGCGCCTTCGTGCGTGCCTCTTGCCACTTGTCAGCAAGATCGTCATCACCCCACCGCTTGAGTTGAGCAATGGCTCCATCCACGCCAGCGTCGTTGAGC